GTCACGGTATGCACTTTTATACATCTTCTTTATAGGAGTGTTGTATTACAAGATACTCAGGAGTAATTTAATATTACTAGCTAAGACCATAAGAGAGTTTCAAGCACAACCCATGACACAAATGATTAGAGATAGGGCTATTAGTATATCTAACAAGCACTTCATTATAGGCGGCATTTCGTTAGCGACACTTGGTGCGTTAATATGTACTATTAAACTATTTAAAACATGCAGAGAGCCACATGGTAATTTATGTCCTGTTTCGGAAGATGATTATAAAGAGAGAGACAAGGAGGTAAATCCATGGAAGTCAAAGATAATTAAACATGAGACCAATCCCCTGACTAAAACTATGAATGCTGATGATCTACTTAGGAAAGTTTCTAGGAATTGTTTTCATTTTGTCATGGAGACGGAGTCAACTATTAAAAAAGTAGCTTGTATTGCAATATCACCAACGGTTATGATGTTTCCTTATCATTTTTTCCATGTAGGCTCAAATATTACCAAAGAGAAAATTAATAAGAGTATGTTCAAGAATGTAATATATGATGACCTTATAAAAGGAACAGTTATCCGCAAGGGTGGAGGCACTTTTGTAGCGACAATTACCCCTTCAGATATAGTACGCATAGGTAATTCAGATTTATGTTTAGCGTTAGTTTCCAACACAGGAGATTTACATGATATTGTACCATATATTACCGAATCATGGTCTTTTAGTGGGTTGGGAGTTATGGGCTATAGAAATGCGGTGGGAGAATGGATATCTTGTACTGCAGATTGTACGAAATCAGAATTTGAGTATTCACCAGATAAAGGCGTACATAAAATCACCATTCGTGGAGGAAAATCTAAATTAGGAATACCTAGCCAAAGAGGCATGTGTACAGCCCCCATCGTTTGTGAGAGTACTGGCCCATCTATAATTGGATTTCACATAGCAGGGCACACTAATACTACTAGTGGAGCGTATAATACCATTACAAGGAGTGAGGTTGTGGAAGCACGCACAAAATTGTTTGAAAGAACAGGAACTTTGGAAGCACATAGCGCCGCAGATTTTAAAACAATTAGATACAATGTTGATGTTAATTATACTCCAACGCTTAGTTCGAAAGCACCAGTTAATTGGTTAGAAGACGGAGCATTTCTGGTGAGAGGTGATATTGACAAGCAATATTCTTATTGGACTAATATAAGAAGGACAATAATGTGCCCTATTTTCGAAGAGTTGACAGGTACAGAATGTATGTATGCAGGTCCACAGTTCGGACCTGAGACACACAAGCCCTTTTCAACGCATTTGCAAGTTGCGGCTGAGCCAGG